ATGTGCACACGCTACATATCCCCCGACCAGGCAGAGATTGAACGCGCTTGGGAAATTGGGCGAAAGAATCCGTTTCGGTGGCCGCATGAGGTATTCCCCCGCGCAACGGGGCCGTTCCTGCGTTGCGGGCAGTCCGGCGAGCTAGATTTGGTCGTCGGCACTTGGGGGCTGATTCCGTCCTGGTCGAGCACGCCGGTCCTAAAATACTCGACGTGCAACTGCCGCTCAGAAGAAGCCGCGACCAAGCCGACATTCCGCGACGCCTGGCACAAGGCGCAGCGCTGCATCGTCCCGGCCATGTCGTTCGATGAACCATGCTGGGAGACGGGCAAGAACGTCTGGTGGCGTTTCCGGCGTCTGGACGGGCAACCTTGGGGGCTGGCCGGACTCTGGAATGGCTGGGTCGATAGATCAACTGGCGAAGTGCTTGAAAGCTACACGCTGCTGACGACCAATGCAGACAATCATCCGCTGATGGCTCGAATGCACAAGCCAGACCCGAAGCTACCAGCGGACCAGCAGGACAAGCGGAGCATCGTCGCTATCGATCAGCGTGACGTCGAGCAATGGCTTCATGGGAATTGGAAAGAGGCCGGCGAACTGCTTGCGCCGCCGCCAGTTGAATTGTTCGACGGTGGGCCTGCATGAGCACAAGGGCCGCGATTGGCTTGAGAACTCAGCCGGGTCCAATTCCCAGCAGCCTCAAGTCAATGCAGCCCTTGATGCCAATATCGTATTACAATTTCCTCCAGTCGGGGCGTAGCGCAGCCTGGTAGCGCATCTGCCTTGGGGACAGAGGGTCGCAGGTTCAAATCCTGCCGCCCCGACCAGCACCACCGCAGCCCTCGCGGTCGGACCTAGGCTTTCACCACATTCATTCCAGCCTTCGCCAGAAGATACGCCAGTCGGGACACAATCTGCGTATCGCTCATTTTCGGCATGGCCGCCAGGTCGTTGGCCGCCTGGCTGTCCAGCTTGAATACCCTGCGCTCGATGTCGACCAAGGTTTTCAACGCATCGGCCAGGGCTTTCAAGTCTTTGACCAACTGCGGGAACGACACGCTCGAAATGTAGAAGTCGTTCAGCTTGTCCTGCCCGAACTCGTCAGGGTTGCGCATCATCTCGCCAAACCTGGCGAGCAGTTCGATATTCTGGATGCGTTCATTGGCAACTTCCCAGGCAGCGGAAACCGCCTTGCGGGCTTTTGAAACATCCTCGCGCTGGCCGATTTCTGCCTCTGCCATTGCCTTCGCTGCAACCTCGACGGCCACCCGCTCAGAAAATACCTTCTCGCTGGAAACCCGACTGGCAACCTCAGTTCTGGCAACCAAGTCTGCCGCCTTCTGTCGCGCCTTCTCCGACAAGTCACGCACCCAGCCATGACGCTTGGCCTGCTTCTGAATTGCGGTGTGGCTGGTGCCGTATTTCTCGGCGATTTGGCGAACCGAGAGCAAGCCGACTCTGAACTCGCTCTCGATAGCCTCCCAATCGTGGCGTACTTTATTGCTCACCGCTGCCCCCAAGTCGCCGGGCTTCGATCAATGCGGCAGCCGACTCTGACTGAGCGCGAATAGCCAGATCGAGGAAAGCCGCCCGACGCTGCCAATCATCCCCCGCCGATGCGGCCAATTCGACCGCACGCACCAACAGATGATTGAGGCTCAGCGCCTGCGCTGCCAATATGTCGGCGGCGTGTTGTGGATCGAGCGCCGACCGCACATGCTCTGCAAAGTCGGCAAATGCCGAATCAAGTGGGATTGATTCGACCACCTCAAGCGGTTCCAGCGCTTGCCAGGTCCGAAACGTGGTCATCGCCGGCCCCCAGGGCGTCATGCTCGATTCGGCCATGATTACTCTCCCGCGCTTTCGAAGGTGGGGAGTTCTGCAGACAGCAGCTTGTCCAACATCACCTGATTCGATGCAATCTCGGCATCGCTCCTGGCAATGATCGTATTCCGGGTTGCATCATCCACCGACACGGCACGCCCGTTGCGCTGATTGATGCGCTCAGCCAGTTCAGGCAGGCGTTGGATCAGCGCCGGTCCGAAGAAGAAAGCCAGTGCCTGAGCGGAGGCCAGATCGAGCCTGATCGGCTTGGCCGTCTGGCGGGCTGCGCACAGGTTCCGCACGTATTCATCGGCCTGCACTTCGATCGCGTTCTTCAGCATCAGATAGGTGCGTTCGGCATCCTCGCCCGTGAAGAACGGCCCCTGCTTCCGCGCTTCGGCCCGTGCGATGTTGCTTCGACATTGGGCAATCTGTTCCTCGCGCTGTTGCTGCTCGGCCTGCACCTGGCGTTCAGCGCGTTCCTTGGCTTCAATGGCGGCTACGTGTTCTTGTGAATCGTCGTACATGGTCAATCTCCTTGGTGGGTAATAGTCACTGCTTCTGTGCTGCCTTGGCGTCCTGCACTGTCGCCTTGAGCAGCGCATTCTTTTCGGCCAGCAGTTCATCGATGCGCTGGCGCTTCTCGTCTGGCGACAGCGCCTTGTCACGATGGGTTTTCATCATCTCGGCGTTGATCGCCTTGAGGTTCTGCTGCGCCCGTTCCAGGGGCTTGGCTTCGCCGGCCAGGGGGGATTTCTCCTTCTCGTCGGCGATCTCCGGCCGGCCCATGCGATCCAGTTCGCGCATCGTCCCTTGCAGCCGTTTCGCCTCGCCCAGCATGTCGTAGAACTGGCTCTCGAACTTGGTGTGCCTGGCCGGTTCATTCGCGTAGAAGCGGCGAACCACCGGCATCTCATCGGCCCGCATTGCCGGCCCAACCTCGTTGAAGAAAGCGCGGTCGCTCAGCATCAGGCCGTACATCGCCCAGGTATTGAGGTAGCCGCGCAGCAGCGCCTCGGAGCGGACAGGATTAACCTGCAAGCCCTCGGGCATGTTCCGGGTCGCCATTCCCAGCGCCCGCATCGTCTCGCTGGTGTTCGGCTTGGCCCGCATGAACGGTTGCACATTCTCCATGCCCGGCGTCTCAATCGGCGCCTTGGTGAAGCTGTTGCGATTCGCGCCCTGCTCGTAGATCGGCGCCAGGATTTGCGGCATCAGGTTGAGGCTGAAGGTATTGCCGACGATGCGGGCGAAGTCTTTGCCCAAGCCTTGCGGGTCGGCGGCCATCAGTTTCTCGACCGTGCGCTCTGCCAGGCTGGCAACACTTCCTACCTCCCAGATTCTGGGATACCTAAAATGCTGGTCGCCGACAAAGAAATGCCAGTGCGTGTCGCGGTCCCAATCCGGCAAATCCTGAAAACGCGGATCGTCCCGATTCATCAGGTACAGCCCGACCGATGCCAGCGCCAGCGCGGCAGTCTTCATGCCGATAGCGGCACGGTTCGGATCGTGGGCAATGCCGCGGTACAGGCGATCCATGGAAACCACCGCCGGCCGCAGGAACATCACCGTGTCGTACATGAAGCCGAGCGCCTTGCTGTCGCCCTTCATGGCGAAGTCGGTCGACACTTCCCGCCCCTGGTAGGCCGCATGCCGCGGATGTTCGCCGGCATCGATGGCCCGCTTGTACTCCCCCAGGCGCGTCGAAGTCTCAAAGGCATCGGCAATCGTTTCGACGGCGCTCAGAATCTTGTCGGGTGTATCCAGTACCGTGCGGTAATCAACCCCCTGGCTGTTGTAAAACTTCTCCAGCTTGGCGCGAAAATGATGCTGGTCGAGGTAGATGCTCGATAGCCCGCCCCCGTTGGCCACAAAGTCACGATATAAGGAATCATGCGTCATTCGCAGGCGCATGCCGTTGATCGAATCGACCACCGGCCGGAAGCCGGAACGCGACATCACTGCGCCCATGATCGTGTCGCGGGCGATGTTGGCGATCATGAAATCCGGCGTCAGCGTGATCGACAATTGCCCCAGGCGCTTCGGGAATCCCAACCACTGCGTCAGCCAGTGCATCGGCAGGCGATCAATCGATTGCAGGGAGCGCAGCAGGATCGGATCGCCGACCTCGTACCAGACCTTCTTGCCCTCCTTCAGCACCGCCACGACATTGCTGCCGGCGGGCGGCATGCCGTTCATGAAGAATTCGAAGAAGGCCGGCGGCTGGCCGTCGACCATCAGGCCATAGCGCTTGGCCATCTCGTCCATGACCTGGCTGCCTGAGATTTTCACCGGGCGCGATTCGGGATCGATCTTGACCATGAACTTACCGCCCCCTGGCCGGCTGGCCAGTTCGGCAACCTTCAGGCGCGCTTCGTTCTTCACGGCCACATCGATCAACTGCGCAGCGTTGGCCACCATGTTGCCCAGCACATCGCGGATATTGTCCGTGCCGCCGGTCAGCGCCTTGATGCCCTGCCAGTCGCCCGGCTTGCCTTTCATGCCGCCCGGCTGCTGCACCCGATGAAACGGCAGGTACTCCATGCGCTTCCACTGCGCCCGCGTTTCCGGATTCAGCACGCCTTGCGCCTCGGCGAAGTCGAGCACGCCGCGATTCCACTTCTGGTATTGCTTGAATGCCTCCAGGCGCTCCGGCGTGTGCAGGTCGAGCATGCCCTTGATTTCGCTCTTCGTGAAAAGGTGCTCGCGGCCCTGCATCATCAACTCGCGGGCAGAGCGCCCGACGAAGTAGAGCAGCGTGTCATCGAGGCTGCCGGCGACCGGGCGCAGGATTTCTTCCAGCCCCTTGCCGGCATAGGTGAAGGAACCGTCTGCCTTCTTCACCGGATACCCCATGCGGATCGCGCCGTCAGTGATGCTGGCCGATGCCCGAGACAGGCGAGCGGACTCGTAAGCGCCGTTCGGCTGAACCTTGCCGCCGGTCATGCTGCGCTCCATGACATAGACCCCGTGCAGGTCATCGACGGTCGACTGCCGGAACTTGTCGAAAGCACGATCCAGATATTCGGCCAACGGCTTTTCAGTGCCGATCTTCGAGCGGGCGCGGTTCAGTGCATCCTGGCCGAACCAGGCGGTCATGTCGGCCTGCGCCTTCCGCAGCGCCGGGCCATAGGCATGCTGGGCGGCAAACTGATCGAGGAATGCGGCAACGCCCGGCGCCTTGGCTTGCAGGACATCCGGTTGCGTCAGCCACAGGCGCATGCCCTCGGCGAAACCTTCGGCCAAGTTGCGTTGATCGTAGGAAACGCTCTTGAATTCCTTGACCAGCGCCTTGTCGGCCTTGATCACTTCCGACAACTCCGGAACGCGATGATCGATCAAATGCGCCAGTTCATGGCCAGCCACTTCCAGATCATTGAAACGCTTGGTGCGGACTTCCTCGACGCCAGGACGGAAGAAGCCCAGGCGGTTTTTGCCCTTAACCCGCCCCTCGTAGACCGTCGAATCCAGCGCCAGCGAAAAGTCCTTGATGATGTTCTCGCGGCGGATCGGGTCGGGCAGGTCGACCACCGATTTGGCGCCGGCCGGGGTGGCTGCGTCATCGATCAACGGCGCATAGTTCGCACCTGGCGCCCAACTGTTCTGCACCTTGCCGGCCATTGGCTGCACTTCGGCATTCAGGGGCTGGAAGCCTGTCGCGGCCGGCTGAGTTTGCGTAGGTCGCCTAGATGCAGCGCCTTCTCCAATGACATTCCTCTCTTGATTCGCCTGCGAATAGTGCTGCGATTCAACTCTGCCCTCTTTCCCCACTCCACCGTCGACAACGTTTCCCCGTTGAACGTCAGGAAAATTGAGTTCTTTCGATGTCCCCTCATAAGTTGCGAGATCGCTTTTTCGGGCTGCATTCCGTTGGTCACGACCCGCGCTCTCAGGCCATCCGCTGAAATGCGTAGCTCCCTCGCCACTTCTTCCAACGTCAGTTCCTGCCCGTTGAAGGGAATCCGACGACAATACCGACGATGCGTAACTTGCCTCTGCCTTGGCACCCAGGCCACGTTCCCCGGCTCGTCGTTCCCGTTCACGTCCAGCCTGCCCAGCCATATCGACCGGCTCTTCCCATGCTTCGGCTTCGGCCCCACGTCGTTGAGGAATGTCTCGAAACTGTTCTGCCACTGCGGGCAGACCGTTATCCCCCGGCCGCCGTACCATGGCCAATTCCGGTGAGTTGGGTCCGTGCACCAACGAATCGCCCAGGCCAGCGCGTTCCATTCCCGCTTGTACTGATGTTTCAGTGACGCCATCTGCCACCTCCAACGGTTGAAAGCCTCGCGGCGACGAATCGACAGAAACCGCATCAGGCGCAATTTGTTCGGCTGCCCGGTACATGCCCATACCGACATTGGTGTTTGCCTCGCCTGCTTGTCGCATTACAGCCGCAGGGGCATCATCAAGCGGAGCAAAGCCGCGTTGATCCGGTTGCCGGCTGATTGCTTCGGTCGGCGTGAAAGCACGGTTTTCAGGTGTAACCTCGGGTGTAACCGCCGGAGGTGTAACTGTTGCCTGCTCTGCCTCAACGCCGCCGGCTTTCGCCTTCTTGGCTGCCCGAATGGCTGGATCGATCGCCATCGGCAAGGCATTGACCGCCGTGTCGACCACGGTCGCCAACACCGGGCTGCCGGTTGCATCCAGCGTCTTGCCGCCCAGGTACTGGCCCGCCTCGGCCAGCTTCTGGAACGGGTACGTGGCAATCTCGGTTGCAGCCTTGCCCATCTCGCCCCGCGGCTGGTAGGTCAGCTTGTCGGCGACGGCGTGAACGACATCGGCGCCCTTCTTCTCGGTCAGGCCCAGGGCGTTGCCGGCTTCGGTCGCCAGGCCGGCGATACCTGCCACCGGCAAGGCCACCGCCTGGCTGGCGAGGTTCAAGCCAGTTTCAGCAATGGCCGTTGCCGGGTTTTCCAAAGCGGCCATCTTGAGGATCGATGGACGATCCGACTCAGCAGCCAGCGGCTGGAAGCCACGGCGCGGCCGGTCCTGTGGCGAATCTGCCAAGGGAACAAATCCCCTGGTCGATTCGGCCGATTCGAGAGCAACGAAAGGCATGCCGATCTCCGATTACCGGTAATGGCCAATCAGACGGCCGGAGGCGTCGAACACCTCCAAGCCCTGGTCGGTCACCTGTCCGGTTTTGTGGCCCTGCATAGTCTGGTCACCACGGAAGCGCGTCATCACGTCACCGTCGTTACCGGCCGGTTGCGGTGCCTGCTCACGCTGGTCGAAGTGGGCGTCGTCGCCATACTTGCGGCGATTCGCCAGGAAAACCGCCTTGGCCAGTGTCGGGTCAAACGAACTGTTTTCTCTGCCCGTTGCCGAGAACTGCTGAGTTTTCTGCTTGATCTCTTCCGGCGTCAGGCCGGCAATCCGTTCGCGGGCTGCATCGATCTCGAAGTTCGAGCGCCGCTGTGGAAGCGTCAGGCGGCTGCCAGTCGGATCATTACGCTGCGTTGCGATTCGTTCCTGGCTGGCCATACGCTCGGCAGCCGTCGACGCCGTCAAATCCTGGCCGCGTACCTGCACTTGATTCCGGTCGGTCGCCCGCTGATCCATGCCGGCCTGGCGGGATGTCTCGATGCCGGCCATGATGCCCCGTTGATCGAGCGCCCCCTGCTGCCGAAGTTGTTCCGCTTGGATTTGGTTCTGGCCGGCGATGCTGGCTGCCAAAGCCTGGCCGATGGCTGCCTTGCCAGAACGGCCCGCATGATGCATCTGACTCAACAATTCATCCTGCCGCCAGCGGGTCGTTTTCTCGGCATTTTCAGCTTCGGTACGATCCGGCAGGACAGCGATGCCATTTCCGCCGTTCGCCGCAATCGACGTGTCGATCATTTCGCCGCGTGCCTTGTTCTCGCGGGCCAGGATGTCATTCACGCCTTTCCCGTCGTAGGAGCCGGTAATGCCGCCCGATCGCATCATGTTGTTGCCTGCCGCGGCTGCCGCCGAATCGGCGGTGATGATGCCGTTCGCGTCACGCCCCGGAGTCTGGGCAATGGTCGGCGCAGCGATGCCGCCAGGTTCCGGCGAGGTGCGATCCCCTGCTGACAATGGCGGCGTTGGCGTCTGCGCTACCGATCCATCACCGGGCGGTCGGCTGATCGCCCGGCCTTCGTTCTGCAACTTGGCCAGGACTCCAGAAACTTGGCGATTGGCGAATGCGTCGCCGGATGTCGGCGAATACACCCGACGACCATCGGTGTCAGGATCGGTCGGCGGCAAGGCTGCGATGCCGGCAGACTCAAGGGCGCGTGAAATCGGGCCTGGTTTCTTCAAATCTCCGGCGATACCTGGGTTTGCCGGTGTAGTCGAAATTCCACCAAGGTTTTTCAGGCGCTGTGTATAACCGAGGATTCCGCCGGTCTGGTTTTCTTCGTCAATCATGGTGTTGCTCCGCGAAATTGAAATCTACGGAGCAATGTTCAGGTGCATTGCGTCATTAATGAGTCAGAAATTCGACCGCCGCCACGCACTGCGAAATCCGGCGTAGGTCACGCACTCACCGGCGATGTCGGCACCGATATCGCGCCAACATTCGTCAGCAGTTTCAACACCAACACTGAATGACCTACCGTCGGCCGCTGCATCCTCGAGAACACAGAGACGGCGCCACGTTTCAGCACATCCGTAGCCGTCCCTGCGCATTTCGGCAATCACACCGCGCAACCATTTGGTCAGCGGCGCAACGGTGCCAGCCGGTCGACCGCGCTTGCGCTGAATCGGCCCCTCTGCAACAGGAACATGATCAGACGGCACGACCCGGCGAAGGGCGACGGTCATGCTGTTTGTCCTTGATGGTTAGATGTGTTCTGAATGGCCGACGACTCTCAGACAGGGCGGCATGCGCTCCATCAATCCATCCGGCAACTGGCGGTATTTCGGCACGTTCTCAAACATCCCTCCCGGCTCGAACAGGCTGTCGCCCAACTTTCGGCCTTCGGGGTGGTTGCAGAGAAAATCAATGAAAACGAGTGCCATTGCGTTGAACAGCGGACCATCTTTGAAGTCTTGGCCACGATGCTCTGCGGAATCCTCTAGGCCGCGCAGATAGACGAGTTGGACGATCCCGTCTTCGTCCGTGAGGTCGGCACGGTCGACACGGTTGATGTTCAGCAGGTCGCAGCGCTCGGCAAGCGTCAGTGCTTGATCGATCAGCGGTGCCGTGTCGATCAACAGCCGGCCGTAGTCCTGGAGCAATTGCCTGTTGTCACTTGCGCCCTTACGCAGCAGTTTGGCCTGCGATTCACGAACGCCGATGCGATGCTGATCAAACGGGGTGCCGGATTCACGCATCAGGCTGGTAGCCCGTTCGTGCGCTTTCGCCGCCCCGGACAACTGCTCTTTGCGCAGGGTGACTCCGCGAACGCCGCGGCGAACCCGTATGAGAAATTTCATGGCCATGGCGCGCAACTCCTCGGGCGTCGGGTCGTTCTCTTCCTGGTGCAGCGCGATTACGTTTGTGGCGGTCATTGGTGTTTCTCCTTGAGGTTGCGAATTGCCTCGGCCTCGGAGGCGAAGTAATCCGCCCAAAGCCGATAGCGCTCGTTGTGGTCATCGATGGTTGCCGGCACCTCGACGCCTGAAGCGATGATCACGGTCAGCCCTTCGCGCAACTGGTCCGGGCCGGGCGTCAGATCGCGGCGCAGCATGTCCTTGAATTCGGCCAAGTCGGCTTCGGTGAATTCGCCACGGGCGAGCCGGTCAGCAGCCCAGCACTCGAAGTCGTCGCGGAATTTGCGGGTTACGGTTGCCATCAGAATTCCACCTCGTCGGTTTCGGCCAGCAATCGCATGGCCTTGGGTTGCTCGGTTGCGCTTTGCAGATACGTCTGGCTGCGACGGTCGAACCACAACCGGATGCGTCCTTCCCACTCGCCGTGCCGGTGCTTGCAGACAGTCAGCAGCGCGTCTTCCTCGTTGTCCTTGTCGTGCCGGCCTTCGTCCTGCGCCAGTTCCTTGCCACGATTGCGCCAGACCGAAAACACGTTGTCGGCTAGGTCGGTGATCGACGCTGAGCCGCGCACGTCGAATTTGCCCGGTGGCGTGAGTTCATCCTTGCCCTTGCGGCTGTGGGCAAGCAGATGCACCGCCTGGCGGGTATCGTGGGCATGCGTGGCCAGCGAGAGAACGAACTGCTTTTGCTGGTCATAGCCATCCTCGGGAATGCCGCAGGACAGCAGGTTGTCGATGATCAGATGGCTAACGCCAAGCTGCTCATGGCAGTACCGGCCAACCGCCAGGATGCGCTCAGGGCTGACCTGCCCCTGCTGGTCGTACAGCCACAGGCGACCATTCGTCCATTCGTGCAGGTCACGAATGAAGCGGCGGTCAGGCGCATTGCAGCCGGCAGCCTGGCGAGACATGCGCTGCATCGTTGCCGCCGGCTTCATTTCCATCGAGGCAATGCAAACCTTCTCGCCTTGGGCCATCAGGTGCAAAGCAACCTGGCCGATCAGCATGGACTTGCCGTGGCCGCTCATACCGGGCCAAATGGTCAATTCACCGCGCCGCAGCCGGACAATGCGATGGGTAGCCGACCAAGGCAGGCTGGCGCCGTGCTGCTCGTGGGGATGCTCGAAGGACTGCATGACCTCGTCCAGCCAAGAGGAAGCCGGCTTCACGTTGGCGTGTTCGTCAGGCCCCTTGAGGTACGCATCGAAATTGATGTCGTCGGGAATCGTGTTCATGCCGCCTCCCATGCCTTGTCGAAGATGCGCCGGAATCCGGCCTGCGCCATCTCAACCAGGGCAGCGTCGAAGCGGCCGGCGTTCTCGATGGCCCGGCGCTTGGTTTTGCTGGCAATCAGCATCAGGCATTCGCCAGCCGACTTGTCCGATCCAAGGCCAGCCCAGGCAACGCGCTGCATGATCCCCATGCGACGGCCGGTCTTGGTTTGGGGGCGGTAGCCATGGAGGGCGATGTTCACCCCGTCCTGGCGGTCAGCAAACCAGACGGACAACGTTGCCGGGTTCTCGCCCTCGATGGCCTTTACGATGCCAGGCAGGTTCGGGGTATCAGTCTCGACCACGACAGCCACATGCAGGCCGATCAGGAAGCGCCAGTCGTAAGCGCGGGATGGCTGGGCAACAATCACCGGGTTCGTTTCACGCAGTGGTCCAACCAGGGAGACCAGCACCATGTCAGCAGGACGCTTGCCGGTCGACCGCAGTTCGGCAATCTCGCGGGCGCCGTAGGGAAGATCACGCGCATTCATGCCGGCACCCATCCGGCAACATCGTTGAAAACCTCACGGCGACCACCACATTTCCGCAGTTCGCCAGCAACCGGTTTGGCCTGCTTGCTGTCAGAGGAGCCGGGCTGCCCCTTGATCCAATCTGCCTCAAAACCCTGCCAGGATTTTTCCGCCATGATCTGAACGACATGATCCAAAGTCAGGTTGGCACGGTTTGCCTGGTTAAGAATTCGGACAAAAGCGGTTTCGGTGTTTGCAGCACGCTTGGCTTTCCGGACGTGCAGCCAGTCTCTGATGTGCTGCGAAGACACTCCGTGATTGAGCAACCAGGCAACGGGATCAAACGGACCTGGCCTTTCTGTTCTATTGGTTTGTTCACTGGTATGTTCTTTGCCCCTAGCCGAATCGGCTACACGCAAGCCCGTTGCCGATTCGGCTACGGTTCCGGTTGCCGATTCGGCTACCGTTGCCCGTTCGGCTACCGTTGCCGATTGGGCTACGGTATTTGGAATGGTGATCGTGTATCTGGTAGCCTTTGAGTGACCGCCCTTGCCATCCTTTTGCAGCCATCCCTTCGCTTCAAGTGCGCTGGTCGCCGTGCTGATGTTCGACAGGTGCATTCCAGTCATGTCGGCAATAGCCTGGCGACGAGGAAACACCACGTCCGAGTCCGCAGCCTTGAAAGAGAACAAGGCGATCAACACCCGCAATTGCTCCAGGCTCAGGCCTCGATCGGCAATCACTTCAATTGGAAGCGGAATGAAGCGGGTAGCCATGATCAGCCCGCCAGAAATTCAAGCGCAACGGCGCAAAAATTGAGGATCGCAACACGGCGGAATTCGTCGGTCGTGCCATGAATTGCGAGCGCTGCCCGCTGCATACGGCGTCGCGCCGAGAGCTTTTCCATGGTCGGCCTCGTTATGCCTGGCCGGCGAGTTCGAGCGCTGACGGCTTAGTGGATTCGCTGTACGCCTTGGGGTTCTCGATCAGCTCACGAATTGATTCCACTGACCAAACGGTGGTGCGAGGACCGAGTTTTACAGGCTTCGGATAGCGACCGGACTTTATGCCGCTCCACCAAGAGCTGTGGCACACAGGAATAATTGGGGGGGTCGGCGGTTTGGCCTTTTTGTCGCCAAGAATCTGCTTTTCGCGCAGATAGCCAGTTTCTGGAAGTTGGTGGGCCATGTTTTCCTTCTTCGTCCGTCGTTGGACGTGTTCAACATGGCTTGAACGATATAGGCGCAATAACCCCGTTAAAACTTCAGTGCTGGCACGGTGCTCACCCTACTAGCAGGGTTACAGCTTCGTCCTCTCTCCCATTGCCGGCACCAATCCTCAATCTTCTTCTGGCTCTTCAGGTGCTCGCACTTATTAAGCATGTCTCTCGCAAATTCGGCCTTGCTTTTGTATCGCAAAGTGGATTCCTGCCATTCGTCCCAGCAATCCTTAACAAATATTTTTTCAGCCGACTTTGGATCCGCCATATGACGGGCATAGGCTTTCTTTCGTGCTGGCCCGGCAGTCGAACCATGCCAAGCCACCGCAACGGCTATGTCCTGTCCCGCGAATTCTATAGATTGCGCGGCCAACTCATGTAGCTTCAGGAATGCACTGTCTGAGGTGGGCGGTTCTAGACTTAGCAAACCGAGGCAGTAACGCGCTGTATCAAGATGCCTCGCGCAAGAGGCAAGGCTGCTTACCGAGAAGCTTGGTTTAAGTTTTCCAAAATAGCGCCGCTGTTCTTCTGCCACCCTCTCAACGCGTACCATCGCATTGGCAATCAGGGCACGCCGTAACTCTTGTAGCGCCGAGTTGATGGGCGGCCTAAGTATGCCTACAGCCTGTTCCGTATGGTTGGTATTACTCATAGCGCCCCTTTCACGCTCCCCCCTCAATCAGAAGCCACGCCAGCCGGGTAAGGGTGCCCGGTGTTCCCTCCGTCGAGGTAGGCGCGGCAAACTTGTTACGCGGCGCTACCGTGCAGCGGTATAACTTCCGCCCCCGCCTTCAGCTTGTCCAGGTAGTCCGCCCATAGCTGCATCATCGCTACGCGGTCCTTGAGAAACTTGGTACGGTTGTAGGCCGTGCCGTTGGCATCTGGCACCTTGTGGGCTAGCTGGTGCTCAATGACTTCCGGCTTCACATGCAGTTCTTCATGCAAGATGGTCCGCGCCATGGCCCTGAAACCGTGCCCAGTGATTTCTGTCTTGGTGTCGTAGCCCATTCGGCGCAGAGCAGCATTGATTGCAGCCTCGCTCATTGCTTTCTGAGGATCGCGCCCGGGGAAGACAAATCGACCATGCCCGGTCAGCGCGCGCAGATCCCTCAACAGCGTCACAACCTGGCTGGCCAGCGGCACAAGGTGTTCGGTTTTCGTTTTGGTGACGAAGTAGCGCCATTCGGCCTTGTCCAGATCAAACTTTTCCCACTCCGCTTTACGAAGCTCTCCTGGCCGAACAAACACCCTCGGGGCGATCTCCAAGGCGCATTTCACGACGAACGTGCCGCTGAATCCATCAAACGCTCGGAGCATTTCGCCCACCGCGGCCGGATCAGTAATGCTGGCGAAGTTTCCAGAGACTGCTGATGGAATAGCCCCTCTAAGGTCTGGGCACGGATCACGCTCAGCCCTCCCCGTCGCGATTGCATAGCGCATCACCTGGCTTATCTGACCCCGGCAACGGTGAGCCGTGTAGCGAGCGCCTCGAGCATCGATTCGGCGGATGACTGACAACACATCAGGGGCTGAAATCTCTGTCACCGGCTTTGCGCCAAGCCACGGAAATACGTCGTTTTGCAGTCGAGCCAAGGTCTTGTCGTACTGCCCAGCGGTTACAACCGACTTCTGCCCCTCCAGCCACTCCCGAGCGATCACCTCGAAGCTGTTTGCCATCTGGTCGTTCCGGGTTGCTTTCTGGGCCTTGCGGGTTTCGCTAGGGTCAACGCCATCGGCTAGCAGCTTCCGCGCATCGTCTCGTTTGCCCCTCGCTTCCTTGAGCCCAACATCGGGATAGGTACCGAAGGAAAGCTGCTTTTCCTTTCCGCCAACACGAAACTTAAGGCGCCACCACTTCGAGCCGTTTGGATTGACAAGCAGGAACAGTCCTTTTTCATCGGCCAGCTTGTAGGGTTTCTCTCCCGGCTTGGCTGTGCGGATCGCGGTATCGGTCAAAGGCATTGGGGGTAACTCCGTCCTTGCATCAGGGGGTAATCCGAGCGATTTGGGGGTAACTCCCTCTGAGGCGTTACCACCTACCCCCAGAGTTACCCCCATTGAAACTCGGATGTTGTTGGACGATATTACACCCATGAAAACAAATAACCAATAAAAAACCCGCACTTAGGCGGGTTTGTTGGATGTTGCCGGACTACGTTAAACGCTTAGTTGGTACCCGGGACGGGAATCGAACCCGTACACTCAAAGAGCGAGAGATTTTAAGTCTCTTGTGTCTACCAATTTCACCACCCGGGCGGGTTGTCGATTATATCGGGGACCCGACATGAAAAAAGGGAAAGCGACCGGCGCTTTCCCTTTTTAATTTGGAGCGGCAGAAGAGTCTCGAACTCTCGACCTATACCTTGGCAAGGTATCGCTCTACCAACTGAGCTACTGCCGCATATTCTGGAGGCGCGGGCCGGAGTCGAACCGACCTACACGGATTTGCAAACCTAGCTAACCCGCCGCTTCCCTTGGAACGAGGCGCATTCTATGGGATGGGATGGGATGGGTCAATACTATTCGGATCAATACTCCGAAATATTTGTGGAACCGCCGCATTTCGGTTCGGCCGCCCTTGCCTTATCCGACTGTCCGAAAAACCAGGACCGCCGAAGAACACTGCCTGTGCCAGGATATGAAAAAGCCCGCAGCTTGCGCATGCGGGCCTTAGGCGCCAACTTTTCGGAAAAATTACGGCTTCGGAGAGACTAGGTTAATAGCCCCAAGGTCGCGAACGACCGGAATTACCGAGACCTCGCCTCGAGCGGTGACCTGATTTCGAACAAATCCGTCATTGACATAGCCAAACGTCACATTCAGCAAGTCGGAAATCAGTAGCTCGGTATACCTGGAATCGATAACCAGTGCTTTACCAGCCGCAACATTTGAGCTGAACGTAACCCGCATCCCGTGCAAAATACCGGGCAAATCGCCCATGTATGCCCCGGTCAGATATTGGCCGCTAGTATCCTTGGCTAAAGCGATACCAAGGAAGGTCATCGGGTTGATGCAAACCAAGTCAGGCTCATAGCCTGAGGTCCGCATATTTGCGGCTGCTTCCACCACGGCATCATGCAGCAGCGTGTAGGTTGCGCTGGTGTAGTTGGTTGCCAGCGCTTCAAGGCCACTGAACGGCCAGGCGCTAACGGCGGTTCCATCAATCAGGGTGTTGTCCAGGGCCTTCAACACGCTATTGGTCAAGTGAACATCGATGACCTTCTCGAGCTCGCCCTGCGTTTTGAGCGCCTGCTCGCTCATTTCCGTGTACCCGGCGACGGTAATCGCGTTCTGGGTAATACTTGAGAAAGTCGGCTGGGCGTTAGTTTTCAGCGCGCCTTCACCTGCCTGAACGCTAGCCAGTTGCCCGATATCCGTGATGCGGCTGTAAACGAGGCTGGAAACCCCTTGAATTGATCGGGTCGGAATGGCGGAGACGAGCGCCGTTTTTACCGGGCTTGGTCTCGGAGTCGGTCCTTCAGACATCACGGTGCCGACTTGACTTTGAAGAATTGGGGTCTTGACTTCCAGCGTCATGGCGCGGGATCGGAAGAACATTTCCGAATTTTCTTTGAACGATTTTGCGACGGCAGCGCCAGGGCTGGCCGGGCGTGTCGACATTTCGCCAGGAAATCGATTGCCCCCAATTTGCTCGAGCGTCAGAAGTCGGTCAGATAGCTCATGGTATTTCTGCCCAACTGTCTCAAAATTGGAGTTAATGTCTTTTTCGATTCTGTTGAGCTGATTAGACATCTCGTTAAAATCGTAGTGGCTCATTTCACATATCCTTCGGGGCTGAATTGTTTGCTAACTTCCTCGAGTGCTTGTCGCTTGGATGCCCCCTCGCGTCGCAGGAGCTTCTCCAATTGGCGTTTGGCGCGGGCCAGCTCGTAATCACCGAGGTGCGGCGGCTGTTTCAACGGTTCGTCTCTGGTTTCGTTTTCCACGCTGCCATCCTAAGAAGAAGAAACGTCAAATTTTTTCGACAAATTTCTAGAGCGCGTGACGTCGCGCTCAGCGGTTCTTTTCGAAACACCGAAGCGTTGAACGATGGCGGCGGCGGCATCGCCTGGACTCATACCGTTGGCCAGCATGTTGGCGACGGCACGAACGCGCCGATCCCGCTTTGACCCGGTTCGAATGTAGATCGTCTGGCCTGAATATTTCGCCAGGATGGCAGCCAGCTTCAGTTGAGCAAAGGGGCTATCCATAACCGAGCGCAACTCGCCGATGAATGAATCAGTGACCTTCATGCCAACGCTCCGCCCGGGTCGGTACCCGAAAAAATTGGATGTCGACCGATCAATACCTCGATCAAGCGAGGCGGATTGCGGGGCGCCACACAACCACAAGGGGTGATGCCCAACTCACCCACTTGGCGGGTTAGCGTGGCACCACAATTCACCCAGGTAAGACCAAATGACGTCATCTGAAGACTTTCCCAAAAATCGGGCAAAAAATGCGTTGCAAAGGCAATGCGCTTGCAACCCCCAGGGGGCAGTCAATCGCCCCCATAAAAATGAGACTAGCCGCCCGGTCTAGAAGGAAACTGCGGCTAGACTTTTTACCCCCCCGTTATGAGTAGCGACCTGCATCTCTCAAGGCGCCAAGCGCCATCCGAGAACCAGCCGCAACACTGCGCTTGATTTGGGCAGTGTCAGAGTTTGCCCCCGCATTAACGGTGATGTTCTGACTGATAGTTATCCCGTTGTTGCCACGCACCTGAACCGGGATTGCCCGGCCATCGGGAAGCGGCACGTAGGCTTCCGGCGTGCTGCCTTCGCCGAACATGGCGAGCTGCGGCGAGCGGGCGATACCGCCGCCGGCATACTTGCGCAAGGGCAGCGGCCCCCGGTTGGTCATCACGCCGCCATCGGCGAAGAAGGAGCCGACCCAGCTGGCCGCCTGGCCGAGCCAGCCCCAGCTGGCCGCCTGGCCGCCAGATGCCTGACCCATGTTGCCGAAGAGGTTTTTCATCAACTGGGCGCTACCTGCTTCCGCAATCATGCGCTGCATGGTGGTCGAAAAGCTGGAGGCCAGGCCCTTGATGCCGTCCTTGCTCGGGTTGATGAAGAAATCGGCGAGCGCCGACTGCATGTTGTGCGCCGCCGACTTGGCGAACTCGTCCATGGTCGTCAAGGCGTCGACGGTCTTGCCGACCAGGGCATTGACCGCTTCGTCGTAGTCGGTTTCGCTGATCTTCCCGTCGTTCATCTGGCGACGCAGTTCTTCGATGCGGGCGTGCTGGGCCGAGGCCTGGCCGGTCGGCGTGCCGGCCAGGGTGCGCTTGACGTCGAGGTCATCGATGGCCGAGGTCAGGCGCCGGCGCAGCGCCAGCTCCTCTTCGAGGTAGGCGATCTGCTCGGCGCCGGCGCCGTTCTGGCGGGCGATGGCGATGGCGTCGGTCAGCCGCGCTTCGGCCAGGGCCGACAGCTGCACCTCGGACAGGCCGTATGTTTTTGCGGACTCCTGGGCAGCGCGGATGGCCGCCTGCATCTCGTTGTAGCCCTTGCGGTTCACTTCGGATTGGTCGTCGAGCGCCTTGAGATAGGCCTGGTGCGAGGCGACCTCCTTGTCGCCAGCGACCAGCGACTCGAGGCGGGCAGCCAGCATCTGCTTCTGCGCATCGGTCGCCTGCAGCGTCCCGTCGCGCAGCTTGACCATGATCTCGATGGCCTCTTTTTCGGCGGCGCTTTGCTTGTCCGCCAGCTGCAGCGCTGCGTGCTGTACGCCAATCTGTTCGTTGAGGCGGGAAATAAGGCTGGCGGCTTCGTCTGCTCTCTTGCCGGATACTCCATCGCTACCCAAGCCGCCGAAGGTCTGCCCATTGAGCGACATATCCTTCGGCTTATCGGCATCAACAGCCTCTGTCGCCAACCGCTTCAAGCGCCGCGTGCTCGATCTAAGCTCTCGTTCGGCATTCTTCAAATCGTCCTGCAGGCCGGACAGGCGTAACTTTGCAACTGCTTTACCGAGAAGGCCGCCGATGTTGCGATCAATCTCATCCTGCGTCTCGCCGATCGCCTTGCGCAGGCTGGCAACTCGGTTGAAAGCCTCGGTGCTTCCGGCTTCTGCCCTTTTCAGTGGGTTGATTTCAACACCAATCGATTTGTTTGCCGCCATTCCAATGCCGATTAGCACCGCCTGAAGCGCGCCGCCCTCCTTCTGCGCCTTGACCATCCAGTCGGTTACGTCCTTGGCCGGACCGACAACGGCGGCGGCAAGCTGTCTGCTCAAGGCGCTCCATGACGCGTTAAGCCGCTTGACGTTTTTGTCGTACTCGTCAGCCGCCCTCGCCTGCTCGCCTGTCACCTTGCCGACCAGCCTCGATTGCTCAGCCAGGTCATGCAGGAAGGGGATCATCTGGGTCCCGCTCTTGCCGAGCAGCGCCATCATGGCGGCCGACTTGCCGCCGCCATCGGCGAATTTTTCCTGTGCCTTGGCCAGCTCGAGCATGGCCTGCGCCGGGTCCATGTCGCGCAACTTCTGCAGGTCGACACCTATGGCGGCCAGGGCTTTTCCGGCACCCTTCGACTCGTCGTCGGTGCCGTGCAGGGCCTTGTTCAAGCGGATGATGGCGCCCTCGACTTCTGCGAAGTCGCGGCCGCCAATCTTGGCAACGCCTTTCAGTGCCGACAGGTTTTCGACGCTGGCACCGGTTCGCTCAGCGGCATCCTTGAGGTCAGCCATGCCGCTAATGGCATCCTCGATATTGCCTTTGAGAATGGCAAACGAACCGACGCCGGCCAGGCCGGCAGCGGCCAGGCCGACCCCCTTGAACGCGCTGGTGATCTTGCTGGAAAAAGCATCGAGCTTGCCCGACATATTGGCCAGATCGCGATCGAAGTTCGCCAGCCGGGCTTCGATATCAATTGAAAGTTTTGCAATTGCCATTTTGGTTCCTTTTCAGATTTACTGGGGTTGGCGACACATTCATCTACACAATTTTTTGCGGTGCTCGGGGCAATTGACCGTCGAAAGCGCCTTGCCATTGATTACAGAAGTCAAGGATGCCGAGGTGGTGACTTCGAATGCAGCACCACATGTTTTACATGTGGTGCACCAAACGGCAAATTTTGAGGGGCTACCATCTTTGCGGTGGCATGCTTCAATGCGAACAAAGTGAATAACCCGCCCGCCTTTCAATAAGATTAGATCCATAACGGAAATCCAGTCCAAATTGCCCCAGCAGATGGCTTATCTATATACGCACCCTCAGAAGGTGTAGGCGGGGCGCGAAAAATGCATCGCATAGCACCTCCAGAAGGTGTAGAACATCCATTACCTACACCTTCTGAGGGTGCTATTTGCTCACCTGTTACACCTCTAGAAGGTGTAAGCCGCGCAATTTTCTGGGCAATTTGCATCAAGCGCGAAGATAGGCGCCGCGCATGAATTGACCCTTGGGAATATCCATATCCGATGCCCAATCGATAGATACCCAGGTAATTGCGTACCATGTTGCCCGGTTTGGCCGCATACCCTTTCGGGTCTCTACAATCAGTTTTGACTCTTCCAATTCTTTTCGAGCACGGGATGCCGTTCCCTCCGAGGTCCACCCTCGTGTTTTTAGGTATTTTGAACAGGCAACCAAGCGACCGTTGTTTCTCCCCTCGTACTGCCTCGATATATCGAGAAGCAAACGAATGGCCGGGCCGCTTAAATTGATGAACGCTTGGGAATCTAAAACAACATGCGGTAACGCGACAAACCTCGATCCGTCGCGCGCCGCTTTTGCCTTTCTGGCGCTTTTGTCGACACCCATCCATTGTCACCCCCCAAAATTAATGGGTGTGCGCTCGGACTGGCCAAGGACAATAGCGTCACAGGATACCCTGGCTGCAGAGCAGGATTGGCCGGAAATGCAAAACAATAGATCGCGATTCATCAAGCTGGCCTCCTATCGAGGCCTTGGGCCATGATTCGCTGGTACTCTTGCCAGAATATTTTTTTGTTCAGGAAAACATTCACCCCAACCTTAGCCATTGCACCGGCTTCCATCAGTTCCTTCTGAATGGGTTTGGTGTGATAGTGGAGTAACTTGTCGCTAGAAAATACGGGGCGACCGAACTCAACAAACCACTCTTTAAGTGGTACAAAATCGGATGGTCTTGAAGTTTCCATTTCATATCCTCGTTTAGTTGCGTCCTGCTTGGCGGCATGGGACACATCCGAGAATATTTTTTCAGCAACAACAGGTCATTCTATTTATTGGCTATGGCATTTTCCCCACAAAGACGATCAAACAGCTGGCTTTTTGAAAAGCTTTTATATGGCCCCGAGTAATACATCGCCCTCACCGACTCGTAACTTTTTCCCAAACGACCAGCTACTGCCACTAGCTGCTTGGTTTTGTTTTTGGGGTGACGGGGCTCTTCGGCGAGCATCGCAGCCCCCAGTTGGCACATTTCGACGAGGTGATCCATTGCGAAAATCGGAGATCGCCCCTTGCACTCATTTGGAAGGTTTTCAGCGCCAATTTTCGCTAGCACGTAGAGCAACCAGGCGCGCTCTGGAATAAGCAACGGAGAACCGTCAACAAGCTTTTGGGCGACAGCATGCACCATTTCGACACGGTGTTCGGGATCGCGTTCATTTACAGCATTACTGGCCATCAGAGAGGCCAAATCGTAATCAATAGAGCCGATCCGATCACCGGGCATATCAGGCTGCTTGAGCTTTGAATTCAATAGCCTGATAACCTCTTGGCTATCCTTATTCAT